TTGATGCTGATTTATTTGATGAGGGTATTTCTATTAGTAGTGTCAATCAAAGATGGTCTGGTAAAACCAGTGGTGATGATGTCTTCACATATGTCTCATCGGTTGAGGAACTGGATACGGAATTTGCCAAAATCAATCGTAATATTACCGAAGTAATTGTTCATGCATTTGACACATATACCAATAAGAATATCGGTGCGATTGAAATCAATAATATTCACAATGAACTAGGACACGATGGTATTGGTTATCATTATGTGATTAGACGTGACGGCAGACTACAACGTGGTCGTCCTGTCAATAGAAAAGGTGAACACGCGCCAGTCAATGGCCACGATGACTTCTCAATTGGTATTGTTATGGTCGGTGGTTTGGATTCTCCGTCTGGTTCTGATAATGTTCGTAGAAGCGCTGGAGCATTCACTCGCGCACAGTATACGACACTTGAACAATTCCTTGGTGGATTCTATAGGAAATATCCAGGCGGTCAAGTGTTTGGTCATAGTGATGTTGACCAATCGGAGATTGACCCATACTTTGATGTGATTGATTATGTTGATTCTATCTTTCGTAAGAAGAACGTTATTGCGGATACTCTAAATAGTAAATCATTACCAAATAGTGTAATTGTTCAATCGGTGGCGGTTGAATCTCTTGGGAGAAGTATCGCATTTACCGAAACGATTAATGAATTGGATGGCAGTGCTGTAATCAACACCAAAGTAATTGAACCTGACGGAGACATTCCAAAAGAAACAGAGGCTACACTAAAAGATACGACAAGACCTCCTGTTCCCAAAAGAAGTCCTGATGGTGTCATTCCTGTTCCGTTTACTGACCCTGATGATGGAACTGTTTATTATTATGAATGGAGTGACAAAGATGGGGAATGGCAATTCGTTGAGGATTACAGTGAATATGAAACAGATAACAGAAAACCTTCTGTAGAGACCAAAGTATATGACAACTAAAAAAGATAAAATTGCATTAAGAGAAGAAAAACTAGGTACAGGTCAAGAACTTACGGTTGGTGTTCCAGAAAATGGTATGCAGAATGCGTCTGGTGATTTACCTAAACGTGAATACAACTATGGGCCTTCTCTCAACAAAGCATCACTAGGAACAAAGGTCAATAGACTTGCCGTGGGTGGTGGTGATGTTGGAGTATCTCTAAATCTATCTCCTCAGAGACCTTCTCAACATCCTTTCAATGATGTGAACGAGACACCATCGGGTCATGTCGTTGAGTATGATGACACGCCTGGCGGTGAACGTATTCTTATCAAACATCGCAAAGGTGCTGGTATTGAGATGAGAGCCGATGGTTCTGTAATCATCTCTGCGGTCAATAACAAGGTAGAAGTCACTGGCGGTGACCAGACGGTCATCGTAGAGGGTCATGGCAATCTAATCTATAATGGTAATCTCAATCTAAAGGTTACGGGTGACTACAACGTAGATGTTGGTGGCAACTATAACGTCAATGTTGCGGGTAATAAGGTAGAGGATATTCAAGAGAATCATCGCACAACGGTGACTCGTAACTCTATCTACACAACCAAAGAGACCCGAACAACCAAGACAATTGGCACACATACCGACATTATGTTATCAGACAACAATCAGATTGTCAAGGGAAATCAACAGAATCTCGTTGAAGGAAATATTGACATCGCATCGGAAGATAAAATCTTTGTTTCTGGTAAAGAACAGTTTGCGGTCACATCAAAAGTATCTAATATCACTGGCGCTAAACAGATTACCATCTTTGGTAACAAGGGTGTCATCGGTGGTAAAGAGGTTGACTACACAGGTAAATCTTATTATGGAAGCAAGGGTGAAGTCGAAGCGGCATCAAACGCAATCTTCTATGGAACATTTAAGGGTGTCGCAACCGAAGCACTTCGTTCAGTTGCGGCGGATACTGCACGAGTCGCACAATCACAGACATATGGTGAAGCTGCCACGTCTGGTTCTATAACAGCCGCACAAACGTCACTGACTCAAGAATCAATATCTGGTCAGGACGCACCTATCACCCCTGACCTTGTTGTTGACCATTCGATTAATGGTTCATATGCGATTAGAACTGTAGTTATTGATGCAGAAGATAAACTGAAGAATAGTCTTTCACTACAAGATAAGTATTCAGACTTCTTCTATAAGACACCGACGATTGCTGAGATTCGTTCTGCATTGAAAAGTGAATCCGTATCTAATGCGATTGGTAATACACTCGTATCAGATAATTTGTTAAATCCTGATTATAAGAGTAAGACTCCTCCTGCCATCGGTAGAACTGCAAAGAAATCCGCATCATCTAGATTTGGATATCAACCGATTGGTAATGCGCTTGAGAGTAGAGGTAAGAGATTTAGACCATGATTATATTAGCTGACCCAGTATACAACCCAGAGAATCAGACAACAATTAACTCCGCTACCAAGTTGGGGCCTGGCATTACTATCGCTAAATTCCTTGGTGCGTATGGTGACAGAACACCATTCAATCATATTGAGAGTCTATCGACACGTAAGAGAATTGCACGTAATCTTTATCCTCACGCAGAGGCGATGAAGATGATTAATGAAAGTCCTTTATTTGAAGACATTCGTCTTATCATCTCAGAAGGTGTCTTTCAACCCAAGAACTTTATTTGGACAGGCGGAGTGATTGATGAGAAACGTTTTGGTCGGTTAGTCTATTATCAAGTAATCGATAAAGAAGGTAATATTGATTTTGAGAAGACGTTTGATATCGCCGAATACTGGAAAGACTATATTGAGTTTGATACATTGTATCTGGATTATGATTCATATAATCCAGATGGAAGTCTTACCGCACAGATTGGGTTGAAGTTTCCTGAGATACCATCAACCTTTGATGTCACAATGAAAAATAATATTGAAACTTGGTATAATAATAACCTTATGAGTAAAAATGAACTAGTAGAAATTCGAGAAACCGAGTAAAAAGTATATAAATAGAATCATGGCAAGAAGAGCATTCGCACAAGAAGATACTAATATCCAGACTGCATCGGTAACGACCAGTCGGAATAAACAGTATACTGATATCGACCTGACATTTCAGGCGAAACCGTCTAGTGGAGAAATCTATAAAAAGACGGACGCAGCTGCTGTGAAACAGGCAATCAAAACTCTTATTCTGAGTAACACATTAGAAAAACCTTTTAGACCCAACTTTGGTGGAAATATAAGAGGTCAATTATTTGAGTTAGCTGATAAGGGAAGAGACGCTATTATTCGTAATAGAATTATCAAGAGTGTTCAGTTCTATGAACCCAGAGCGGAGGTTATTGATTTGGTAGTGAATACACAACCAGACCGAAATAGCCTTACAGTAACATTAAGATTCAAGGTAGTGAATACGGAAGAAGAAGTTGAATTCTCTACAACACTTTCAAGGTTAAGATAAAATGGCAACAACAATTAAATCAACCTCATTAGATTTTGATGCAATCAAAAACAATCTGAAAACTTTCCTTGAACAGAGTGGAGAGTTCAATGATTATAACTTTGAGGCATCAGGTCTCTCTAGTATCCTAGATGTTCTTGCATATAACACTCATTACAATGGTTTGATTGCAAACTTTGCGTTGAATGAGTCATTCCTCGGAACTGCACAACTTCGTGGTTCAGTTATCTCTCTCGCAGAGGGCATTGGTTATGTTCCAGATTCTAAAACCTCATCGCAAGCTATTGTAAAACTGTCTATGAATTTATCTGGTATCCCTGATAGAGAAAATAAAATTAGTATTGATGATGGATTCAAGTTCAACGCAACGGTTGATGATACTCAGTATGTGTTTCAGACCCTAGAAGACTTGAGCGCAACTGATGATGGTAATGGTATATACAACTTTACTGATGTATCGGGTGAACAGAACATTACGATATATGAGGGAACATCTAGAAGAAAAACCTTTCTTGCATTGTCAGCAACAGACAATCCTAATTATATCATTCCAGACCCAAATATTGATATTGACACAGTGGTTGTTCGTGTATATGAAAATTCTTCTTCAAGTAACTTTACAACATACACCAATATTCTCAAGGCGACGACGATTTCTCAGAACTCTACACTATTTATTCTAAAGGAAGCCCCGAACGGTTATTTTGAATTATCGTTTGGTAATGGAAAAACTTTAGGTGTAGCGCCGTCAGCGGGTAATAAAATTACTATTGATTATCTGTCAGTATCAGGTGATGCATCAGATACTGCAAAAATATTCTCTCCACAAAATCAAGTGACTGTTGGGGGTGAACAATACAATGTTACAGTATCAACAGTATCAAACGCTGTTGGTGGTGGTGATAAAGAAACTATTGACTCTATTCGTAAGAATGCACCTTTTCAGTATGCATCACAAAATAGAATGGTAACTGCTGTAGATTATTCTACACTTGTTCTGCGTAACTTTTCCACACTTATCAAAGATATCCAATCTTATGGTGGGGAAGATGCTCTTGAACCAGAATTTGGAACGGTATTCCTATCAATACTATTCAATGATAATGTAGGTGCAGAAAGAATCCAATCAACCAAAGATGAAATTCAAGACCTCGCTAAACAATTATCAGTAGCTTCTTTCAATCTAAAGTTTGATGACCCAGTGAAAACATTTATTGAAACACAGGTATTCTTCCAATTCAATGCTAATTTAACAACACTATCTCGTAATACAATTCAGGATAATGTAAATACTGTTATTGATAATTACTTCACAACCAATACGGGTAAATTTAGTCAGTCTTTCAGACGTTCGAATCTCTTGACATTGATTGATAATGTGAGTCCTGCGATTCTCTCATCTCGTGCGTCCATTAAGATTCAGAGAAGATTTGTACCAACACTCAATACTATTCAAGACCACACACTCAGATATGCGGCTGGGATTGCAGAACCAGATGATGTAAATTATGTGATTACATCATCTGCTTTCACTCTTAACAATAAGACCTGTATCCTGAGAAATAAACTAAACTCTAATAAATTAGAGGTATTCAACCAAGATGATAATATAATCGTCATTGATAATGTTGGTAGTTTTGATGGTGATACGGTAAGAATTGTTGGATTGCAAATAGATAGTTTCGTTGGTGCAAATCAGTTTATCAAAGTCAGTGCAACTCCTTCAAACCAAAGTGTGGTCACACCGTTTAGACAAGACATTGTTGAACGAGATGTCAACAACTCATTCTCTCGTATCGTTGATGTAGAGCCTGGGGTGACGAACTAATGTCTCACAAGTCAGATGATACACTGAAGGATTTGAATCGCAGAGAGATTGCGTTTCCTGAACATCATATTGATAATGTTCTCCCCGAATTCTTCAAGACAGAATATCCTAAACTTATTTCGTTACTACAAGAGTATTATCATTTTGAGGATACTGACGAAGCGCCATCTCGTTTTATACATGACTTATTCTATTCTCGTGACATTACACAAACAGATTTAGAACTATTATCTTATATTGAAGATGAGTTGTTGTTGGGTCAATCATACTTTGAGGGGTTCTCTGATAAGAGAGCTGCGGCAAAGTATTCGTCTACCCTATATCGTTCAAAAGGGACAAAGTATTCTATTCAACAGTTCTTTAGAACCTTCTTTGATGTTGACCCTGATGTCATTTATACAAAAGAAAATGTGTTCAAGGTTGGTGAAGGAGATTCGCAGATTGGATTTAACTCGCAGAAATTTATTACAGACAATAGACTCTATCAGACCTTTGCTATTCTAGTTAAGTCGGATATTGAGTTTAATAAGTGGAGAGAACCATATAAACTCTTCACACACCCAGCGGGTATGTTTATTGGTTCGGAAGTTCAGATTGTATCACAAGTAACGGATACACTCACTGCTCCAACGGTTATTCCTGCTGACCCACCCGCTATTGTTATTGAAGCGGCCGCATCATTTGGTCAGTTAGCATCAACAGATTTGACCGCACTTGTAGACGATATATATGTAGATTCGGATGGTGTCTTGAGTAGAATTAACGCAACACTTGCTTCTATCGAAGATTTCTCGATTGAAACAATTGAAACTATTAACAATCAATATTCATCTCTGCGTGAAGCGCAAATTGCGTCTTCACCAACATTCGATGATTCCGATGAAGTTGGAACGAATGGTATGGACATGTCAAACAACTTGTTCTTCGAAACTATCGACCAAGACAAACACCAATTCTGGAGTGCTGACTCAGACCAGTACATAAAAAGTTTCACTCTTTAGTCAATAATGATTATAAATAGATAAAACAATACGGATTATAAAATGGCAAGACAAACATTAAATAGAGGTACTGTAGCGAACGATGGAACGGGCGATACCCTTCGCGTTGCCGCACAGAAGATTAATGAGAACTTTGAAGAACTCTACCTTACAATTGGTGGGGACTCTGCGACATCAACCGTAACTCTTACGGACGCTGGTGTTGTATTTGAGGGTCAGGTCAGTGACGACTTTGAAACAACTCTATGTGCAGTAGAACCTACTGCTGACCACACAGTATATGTTCCTAATGATGGTGGAACACTCATTCTTGATTCTTGTCAACAGACCTTGACCAATAAGACTATTTTGAGTCCTATTCTTACCACACCAACTATCAAGGATGCTGATTCTAGTCACTCATATAACCTTATTGTATCGAACCTTTCAGCCAACAGAAACATTACATTACCTCTTCTGACCAGTAATGATACATTCGTATTCGCAAATCATACACAGACACTCAATAACAAAACTATCAATGGATTGATTGTATCGAATCCAGAGTTTGGTGGTTTAAACAATGGTTCGCTTATTTTTGATAGTTCTGGTGGTGAGTATCTAAAGTTTGTTTCGACACCAAGTGCTGTTAATTTTGCAACGATTACAAACTCTGCGACAGGCACAGGCCCCACCATCGATGTTGATGGTGATGACACAAACATCAGTCTTAACCTATCATCAAAGGGAACGGGTGGGGTTACCATCAAGAATAAACTTGTTCTGGAAAAAGGAACAGATGTTGCAAGTTCTACTGCGGTAAACTTAACCGAACCTCTCACAGTATTCAACTCTGGTAGTTTGATTTCTCCAACTATCGGAGATGGCACTATTCAGGGCGAGACTAAATACTTCATCAACATCAATACTGGTGAAACAAGACTTACTCCATCAGGCGGCACATCAAACATATTTGGTGTTGATTCGGGCAGTGGATTTATCAGTTTCGGACAGGGAGATGGATGTCAACTTATATGGAACACGACACAAAGTAAATGGTTTGTCGTCTCACAAAACGGCATAACAACAGGATAATAAAATGGCGGTTGTAACAAATAGAATTAAGAAACAAGTTATTTCATCATTCGAGACGGATATTCTCGATTCTGATAATAATTATTTTGCAGTAATTGGTCGTTCCGAAGATTGGAATGATTCCGATGTTGCTCCTACTGTATTGAACAGCGCAAGGGAAGAAAGAAACTTCCGTCTTGGAGCACAATCTGCCAAAAGAATTATTGACCAAAGTTTTGTTGTTCCTCGTTACAACTGGTCATCTGGTGCAATCTATTCTCCATATGATGATGCACAAGTAGGTTATCCTGCACAGACTTACTATGTGATGAACGACAACAACCAAGTATATATTTGTATTCAACAATCAAAAGATGTTGCTGGTAACGCACAAGTGTCAACTGTTCAACCTTCAGGTAATACGACAGGCACACCATTTGATACCGCAGATGGTTATGTTTGGAAATTCCTGTATTCAATTGGTGCATTGGACGCGAATAAGTTTATTTCTGCCAACTTCATTCCAGTTAAATATGTTTCCTCAACAGACTCTGATTCTCCAGCTGCTGACATTGAACAACAAACTGTTCAAAACAATTCGGTTATCGGTCAAGTCATCGGTTATGCGGTAGACTCTGGTGGTGCTGGTTACTCATCTACTCCTACAATCACAGTTGTTGGTGACGGAACAAAAGCAAAAGCAAACGCAACCATCTCTGGTGGTTCGGTTGTAAAAGTTGAAATCATTGACAGTTCAGGTAGTTATACATTAGGTTCTGGTTACAATTTTGCTGATGTTGTTGCTTCGGGTGGTGGTTCACCAACCAAACCAGCTTCTATTAGGGCAATTCTATCAACTCCTCTTGGACTTGGTGGTGACCCAAGGGATGACCTTCGTTCAACCTCTATTATGTTCAATGCTAAACCATCAGGAATAGAGACAGGAGACTTTATCGTAGGTAATGACTTCCGTCAAGTTGGTCTGATGAAGAACCTTGAGTTGCCTGATAGTGACGCAAAGTTCACGGAATCTACAGGTATCGCATTGAAGAAACTGGTTCTGTCAAGTGTGACAACTGGGTTCACTGCGGACAACACAATTCAGGGTTCAACCTCTAATGTTAAAGCGCTGATTGATAAAGTTGACTCATCTAACATCTGGTATCACCAGACGGAAGTAACAGGATTTGGTAATTTTGATTCTGGTGAAAACATCACAGAGACTGATGGTAATGGCGCTGGTGTTCTGGATGCCTCGTTCGCTCCATATGTCAATCCTGAAGTTGATATTTTCTCTGGCGAAGTCCTATATATTGATAATCGTGCGTCAGTTACTCGCTCCGCCGAACAAACCGAAGATATTAAAATCGTAATTCAAATTTAAGGTTATACCGATGCCAAGAACGTTTACAGAAAATGTGTTTTCATCTAGCTACAAGGATGACTATAGAGATAGCGATAACTACTATCGCGTCCTATTCAATAGTGGTCGGGCGCTTCAAGCGAGAGAACTTACCCAACTACAAACCATTATCCAAGAAGAAATTGGACGATTTGGTCGTAATATCTTTAAAGACGGTGCA